TGTAGCTACAGTTGGAGAACATACTAGGAAGTTTGCACCACCTCTTAATGTTTTCTGGTGAATCTTGTTAGATACTTTTTGGATTTTAGTTCCTAATGTTTGGAACCATTGTCCTTGAGTATTATAGAAGTCAGAAGTTGAATCAGACCAAGCTGATCCTGTCCATACTTTGTTGTTCTCTGCAGACCATTTCTCAGTTGTGTTAGCATCTAAGATAAGCATGTCAAGAATTTCTAAGTCGATTTCCATTGAAATATATTCACTCAATAAAGAAGTTAACTCAGCCTCAGCATCAATACTGTGGTATGCGTTAAGATCTTGAGCAAATTCTGGAGTCCATTGTGCCTTTAACTTTCTAGTCTTAGCAACAATCGCTTCAGATTGTAATTTAACATCGATTTCTGGAATACCTAGGTTTTCAACTGCTGCTGATCCTACTGCTTCAAAGTCACCTCTTGTGTTATCAGTTGGTTGTTTGAAGAATGAAATCTTCTGTGTTGTTCCATTGATATCTACTGCTGAACTAATACCACCAGTTCCTTCACCTACTACGAAAGAAACTTGCGTTCCTGATACTGTAGTCCATTCTGGGTTAGTTGTAACGTCAGAAGATCCAGAGTATGCTCTAAAAGCACGAGATCCTTTAAAGTCTGCACTAGATCCTGAAAGATCAAATGTTACTTTTGTAAAGTCTGTTAAAGTGATTCCTGCATCATATCCAACATCTGCTAAAGAAGCTGAAGCTGTTGTTACAACGATATCACTTTTTTCTACTCCGTTGATAGAGTATCCAAATTGACCTGCACCGTACATACCACCTGAAACATCAGCGTCTTTTACCATTTTGGTAGCGCCTTCTGTTACGTTTCCGTACATGTTGTCTCCGTCGGCTTTTGCACCGTTTGCAGTTCCGTATTTAAAGTCTAGGTAAAATACCAGACCTGAAGGTAAGTTCATTGGTTGTACAGATACGAAATCTTGTGCAACGATTTGAGCAAATACCTTTCTTACTAAGGGTAAAGCAACACCAGCCCAAGTTTCTCCAGCTCCTGCTGAGAATCCAGCTCCGCCAGATGTGTTTACGTTAGCTTCAGCTACAATTTGTTTAGCTTGGTTTTCAAGAATCATTGCCATATTAGCAGATTCTTTTTCACCTAAACCTTCAAGTAGTCCAGAAGCTCCCCATTTTTCGCTAAGGCGAGTAGAATCAGCTTGTAAGCTTTTGTATCCATTCGCACTTTCTAATAATGAATTAATTTCCATGATTTAATTGTGTTTTTTTATTGTTAGTTATTTAATTATACCGGCTAATTTCTGCATTCTAAGAACGGCAGATGATACTTCTGTTATTACTTCTTTATTAGAAGCAGTAACTCCAGTTGCTTTACTAGCAGATCCTCTGTGTTCTTTTACAGTATTAACTTTTTTACTTCCTACATTATCTACAACAGTTTCGAATACTAATTTAACTTCTTTAACTGTTTCTGCTTTATCAAAAGCAGCGATAACATTTACTTTTTGAGATTCAGTAAGGTTGTTCGCCTTGAAGATCTTATTAACATAAAGTAATTTAGCATTAAGAATGTTTACTTCGCTTAGCTCTTTTCTAAGAGTATCGATAGTTTCCATTGCTTCGTTTAAATCGCTTTCGTTAACAGTTCTGTTGATGTTTTTACCTTCAGCTTCTGGAGTATGAGGAACTTCTACTGAAGTATCTTCTTCAATAGGATCTTCATCTTCATCTTCTTTGTGTGCTTCATCTACATCGACTGCATCTAACTCTCTGAGTAATTCATCAAGGTCGATTTCGTCTTCTTCAGGTGCATCCATTTCTGGTTCACCTTCCATACCTGGTTCTTCTAATGAAGGTTCGTCTCCCATTCCTTCGATATCACCAGCATCCATATCAGCTCCAACTTCAGCGTCTGCGCCTACTTCTTGAGCTATTATGTCTCTGATCATGTCTTTGAATTGGTCAACTGATAACTTAGATAAGTCTTCGTCTCCATCAATTTCTTCTTCTCCTTCGATTTCTGCATCCATTTCTGGTGCTTCATCTTCTGGAGTTTCGATTGCTGCTTCGTCATCAGATTCTTCTGAGTCGTCCTCTGCTTCGTCTACTGGTGTTGATACATCTGTAAGTGTTTCGCTTACTGCTTCGTCTTTGTCATGCTTTTTGTCATCTTCCTTTGCAGGAGCTTCTGCTACTACTTCGTCTTTGGAATCCTCTTTGTCTTCCATTTCCTGTAGTTTAGCAGCTAACATGTCTTTAAGGTGTGGTGTTAGAGTTTCCTCTAAAGCCTCCTTAGCATTAGCAATAGCGGCTTCACGTACGGATTTAGCTTCAGCAATTGCTTGCTTGAATAAATCTTTGTTTGCCATTCTTTAAATTTTTGTGGGTTTCGTATAGCTACTGTAAAGCTATAATATGAAGTTATAAAAATATATGATGCAATATAGAGATTGCATATTCGTATATAAATATATACTAAATACTAAAAACAAGAAAACCACCTATAAAAGATGGTTAACTTTTCCTGCCCGTCGGTAGCGTCCGAGGAATTGTCTTAACCTAGTATGCCGATATCGTTTAGTATACCTCTAAATAGAGTATGTACTTCTTTACCTTTTACTAGGGACTTAAGTGAGTTAAATATAGTTCCACCCCATTGAGAATTTTTTACTGCATCTAATGCTGCTCCTCCATATTGTCCTGCTAAGAAGAAAATAAAGATAGCGTAAAGTCCTTTAGTTACTGGGTCTATATATTTTTTAGTTGGGCCTATCATTACAACTGATAGTACTCTTTTTATTGGAGACATAAAAGCCTGTTCGTTTTTATGAGTCCAGTCGTAAATTTTTGTTGCTATATCCTCTGTTGCACTCCAACCCTGTTTCTTAGCTATTTTCTTTGCCATAGATGATATCATATGGGCTATTGTATTTGAAAGCAGGATATAGCTTAATATACCTAATATACCGACTGCTTCATTAGCTTCTCCGTCTTGTTGAATATCCTTATCCTCTAGTTCCTTCTCTATAGCAGCTGCTATTCCAGAAAAGTTTTCTATTTCGTTTACTGGAGACTCTAATAAGACTTTTATCAGCTTCATTATGCTCTTAGTATATCGTTGATAACTGAGTCTATGCTAGAGTATTTTGAAAGTTTAACTTTAGTACCTTCTTGGAGTGCAATTGGGTTCATAAATGCTCCATGTGTAGATGGATTAGATACAAAGTCCCAACATACTAATTCAAAGTCAGGCTGTACCTCTAAAGTACCTTCATTAGTTTGTTCTACTGAACCTGTTCCTCTAGAAGAGATACCAATAGTATGACCAGCTTTAATTATTTCTTTTACTATATTTCCTGCAGGTGTATTGAGAAGCTCAACACGTCCCATTAAATCGTCGCCTTTCCACCATAATTTTTTTACGATGTGGGAAGCATTTTTAAGAGATACTACTGGAGATTCTGGATGATCTAGTTCTCCAAAAGCATTACCATTATTAACAAACTCTTCTGTATACTTCTTAGACTCTCTTTCTAAAATAGGTTTAGCGTAAACTCTTCCGTTTTGGTTTTGAGCTTTTGCTCTCTGCATAACACCTTCCACTTCAAATACTCCTGGTCTTTCTTTAGACTCTCTAAGTACTGATTTAAACGGTGTAACGTCTACTAATAATTGTGCCATTTGTTATCTCTTTACGTCTGTTACTGGTTGAAATATATTAGATTTAGGCTCTTCTGCTAATCCGTCTGCCTTCATTTGATTTATTTCTGCTGATGAAATTGTTTTAACCTTTGGTAATGCAATTCCCCCTTTTAAGAAGTTTTTTCTAATAGGTCTTAAGTCCTGTAAGAATGCTGCTTCTAATGATGGTGCAATAAATGCTCCTATGTTTAAACCTTCGTCATTTTTAAAGTTATTAGTCTTCTCAAATGCCTTACTAATTTTATCATTCATTCTATCGTAAAAAGATTCAAGCTCTGTTACAATATTTTCTAATTCATTTACTACTGGTTTAACTCCTTCGAAACTTTCATACCCTGCTCCCCAATCGGATAGCTTAGCTGTTGCTGCTTCGTTGATAGTATCTTCTGTAAGAATTTTAGAAATTATAGCTTTAACATTTTCTTTAAGTGCAGCTTTAATTGCTTTATCTTTAGAGGCCATATAGTCATCACTATCGATGTCTCCATCTTTGTCATGATCTGTACCTTTCTTTTCTTCTATAGCTTCTTCTAAGAATTGCTCTGTAAGCTTTTGATCAATGTACTGTACGACATCTTTTTTAGCTGGTTCGATCATTCCTGGTTCAGTCATTGGTCCATCAGCCCATTCTCCAAATGCTCTAGATAATGTATCACAAGCTTTATCAAATTTAGGTCCCATAGACTCTACATACCCTCCGGTATCGTAATCGGCTTCTTGAACCATCTTACCTCCTTTAGTTTTCTTTCTCTTACTTTCGTCAATTGTAGATTCACTTGGTCTATTAACTGCTTCAAATTCATCATAATTCGTCCATACATCCTCAATA